CTATTGAACTATTGAAGAAAGATGCTAATTTCTTATTAAAGGCCGGATATAAAGATGACTTAGGTGTTATTTTACCAGGTATTATTGCTAAATCTACCACTAAAATTGATGGAGTAGACAAAGTTACTGAATTGGTTGTCGGAGATAACACTAAAGCATGGCTAAAATCTACTATAAACCGTACCTGGAGAGCAGGAATTAAGGTTAGCCAAGTAGCAAAAGACTTAATTAATGAGTTGCCACTTGAGCTAGGAGATCTACAAATAACCAAAGACAAGACTTATTCTAAAGGTAAAACGTTTTCTACTACTATCCAGAAAGCACTAAACGAGATTAAGAATGACTTGGGACTAAAATTACATGTCAGTCGTGGCAGAGTCTACTTAAGGCCAGAAGGTAAAGGCACAAGACAAATAGTTAAAATAAATGCTAATACAGGGTTAATTTCAAGCCCTCAAAATGTTAGTGACGGTGATAAAGACGTATATAAGGTCAAATCATTGCTTAATTATCGAATCCAGACAGACAGCTTGTTGGAGCTAGAATCCAAGACGATTGAGGGTTTATATCGAGTTAAAAAAGGAGCTCACAACGGTGCTGATTTTGTAACTGAAGTTGAGGTGAGTAAGTATGAAAGTTAATGAATTGATCGAGAAGTTAGTAGACCAAGAACTCAATGAACTGCATGTAGCATTACCAGCAAAAATTGAAGAGTATGATCCAGAGAAGATGAGGGTTAAAGTTACATTGTTAGCTAAGAAGGAATTAGAAGGTGAAGAAGTAACAATACCACCAATAGTAGAAGTACCAATAGCTCACTTTAATGCTGGATCTTTCGTAATAAGACCGCCTTATAGCAAAGGAGATGTGGTCCAGGTGCTATTTAATGAGCGAGCTCTAGATAAACTTATCATTACTGGTGATCCAGAGTCGGTTGAATATACTAGAACACATTCTTTAGATGATGCAGTGGTTATTTCTGGGCTAAAAACAGAACAAGAAGCTAACCTGCCATCCTCCAACACAGAAGATTTCCTCATTATGAACCAAGATACTAACGAGAAAGTGATTATGAAGAAAGCAGGCAATATCATACTAGAGACTACTAATCTTCTTAAATTAGGTTCAGATGGTGCTAGTGAAGGAGTCTTATTAGGTGATGTGGTTAAAGCTTATTTAGATGGTCATACACATCCTTATACATGGGGTCATGATCCAGGAAGTGGGAACACAGGTTCTCCTAATCAATCTTGCCCTGATCCATCAAGTAAAGTAAAGGTGGAATGATAATATGAAGAGTTTACATCTTAATGATAATGGTGATATTGAGTTTGATAATCTAGGAAATTTAAAGATGGTAGAAGGAGCAGATGAAGTTAGACAACGAAATAAAATTTCTTTATCTACTCGCAAAGGTGAGTGGTTTCTTAATTTGAATTTTGGCATTCCGTGGCTTAAACTTTTAGGGAACAAAGCAAAAGAAGATGAGATTAAGCAAGAAATTGTTAAAACACTAGAATCTGATGATGCTATTGGATCAATAAATAGTATTGAAATAAACACTGATAATGCTACTCGTGATGCAGTAATTGATATATCTGGAACATTAACTACAGGTGATGATTTTAAGCAGTCAGTTGAAATATAGGAGGTGATATTGTGTGGAATATGGAGTAAATGAACGAGGATTTAATAAAAAGACTTTTGAAGAAATAGTTGCTGATCAGAAAGCAAGAGCTAGAAATTTATTTGGTAATGATATAAACTTAGAGGATGATTCTCCGTTGGGTAAATACATCAAATTAAATGCTTTTGAAACTGCATTAGCTTGGGATATGGCAGAAGAAGTTTACAATAGTGCCTATATTTTTTCTGTGAGTGGACAGCAACTTGATAACTTTGTTGCACGAAATGGTATTTCGCGAAAGGAACCAACTGTTTCTATAGGTTCAGCAACTTTTAATGGCGATCAAGACACAGTAATACCGATAGGTACTAAAATCGAAACAGATACAGACCCAGCTATTCAATTTAAGACTACTGAAAGCGGTACTATTGATTCTACTGGTAGTATTACATTAAACATTGAATCAATAGAAAAGGGAGCTCATACTAGAGTTGCTGCTAATACCATTACTGTAATTACTAATCCTATTTCTGGTTTGGATTCAGTAACTAATAGTAGTGCTACTGAAGGTGGTCAAGATAGGGAAACTGATTATCGGCTTAGATTAAGATATCTCGACTCAGTTAATAAGCCTGGTGGATCAACAACAGATTCTATTTTAGCTAATGTATTAGAGGTCGATGGCGTTAGAGCTGCTAAAGTTATTGAGAATGATTCATTTAGTACAGTAGATAATATCCCGCCAAAAGCAATAGAGACTGTAGTTCTTGGTGGCATAGGAGAAGAAATAGCTAAAGCAATACTAGAGAAAAAAGCCGGTGGAATAAAAGCGTATGGTACTGATGAAACCTATACTTTACAAGATGATAGTGGTCAAGATAAAATAATTAAACTTTCTAGAGCAATAGAAGAACAAATATATGTTACTGTTGATCTAACCAATGTAGATGATTCAAAGTTTCCGAGTGATGGCAAGACTCAAGTTCAAGATGCAGTAATTAATTATATAGGTGGTGCTGATTCACAAGGAGAGATTTTATTGGGTCTTAGTTTAGGGGGGGATGTCATTTATAACAAATGTATAGACACAGCCATGAGCATACCAGGTGTTGAAGATTTAAATTTGACTATAGACACAGTTAGTCCGCCTAGTGGAACTTCTAACATCACTATTGGTACTAGGTATGTTGCTACTACTGATGCAGATAAGGTGGTGGTTAATATTGTCTAATTTAGTCAAAAGACTACCAGATGTTTATAACAAGGATAGTGATAAGAACAATTATAAACTGTTGACTATGACTAGTGTTGATTTAGATAATCTTAAAAACGAGATAAATGCAATTCAAGACACTAGGATTATTGATAAAGCTTATGGTCAAAATTTAGATCGCATTGGTGAGAATATCAAACAGGAACGTGGCCCACTAAATGATAAGATATATCGAATACTTCTTAAAGCTAGAACTAAGATTAACTTATCTAGCGGAACTATCAATGAGATTATAGAAATTCTAGCAACTATTTTTGATATTAATAATGATCAAGTTAAAATAGAGGAACCACATTGGGGGACTTTTCATTTTAGTAGAAAATATGATGAACCAGAATATGATTCAGAATATGGTTTTGGAAAAGGAACCTTAGCTACTGATAGGAAAGATGTGGCCAGATTAATGATATATATTCCTCCAGAAGCTATTAATAGTATTGGATTTTCTCGTCAGTGGTTTCTTGAATTGATAGAGAAGATAGCAGCTGGTGGAGTGAAAGTTGATTTAGGCTGGAAGGGTACATTTAAATTTTCAGATACTTATGACCAGCCAGAATATGACACTGATAAAGGATTTGGTAATGGTACATTAGGTGCTTACTATGATCCGCCAGAGCAGACACCATTGCCATTATAAGAGAGGTGAATTAAATGTCAACGAAAACAGGAAATAGAACGCCAAATATACCTGAAGATTGGGAAGCGCCAGGTATATTTAGAGATGCAGGTACAAGAAATTTTTTAGCAGGAGAAAGTCCTGATGCAGCAACTTTTGATTTCTTTTTCTATCATGTAATTCAAGCTTTGACTGACCTGGACACATCTATTACATTTGATACATTAGCAAATCGACCAGCAGCAAGTAGTGATAATTATATTTTCTTTGCCACTGATGAAAATAGATGGTATAGAAGTGATGGATCTACTTGGAATTTGATTTCGCCAAAGTTTCAAGATGAACAAGATCAAACTAAAAGTTACTCATTAAAAGTAATAGGCGGTTCATTAGCACTAGAGGAGGTATAAGAGGAGGTATAATATGAAAGGATTACCAAAAAGACTTAACTCAAGAGAAGATTATGACAATATTATAGACGACTTTGGTTACACATCGCAAGTCAAAGATGTATATCAAGCATTATTAAACGCTGACAAACATTATGTATTTGATAAACAGCTTGTATCTGAAAGTGATAGAACTGGTCCAGCACAAGATTATATAGTAATGACTGAAGAAAATCAAGATGGCACTGAAAAAATAGTACAGTATAAATTAGTTGATAATCCAGATTCAAAAATGAAACAATTAGGATTTACTGAAACTGAAGTTCAAGAGGTGATTGATAAATGCTCAGCTTAGTAGGAGTAGATAGCCCAGCGTTTTATAATGCGAAAGGTAACATTCAAAAAACAGATGGAGCAGAAAGTGTAGATATTCCACCATTAGCATTACGAATTGATAGGCAAAATTTGAAAATAGAAAATATAACTACATTAGCAGCTGCCGATAATGATGGCAGTTTTTCTAGTTTTGCAGTAGGTACTGATTACTATGTATATGCATGTCAACCTGCTGAAGGTGTAGAGCCTGACTTTATTCTTTCACTTAATTCTACTTATCCAAGCTCAATGCCTTCTGGAGAAACCCCGAATGCAGACAATACTAGAAAAATCGGTGGATTTCACTACGCAAGAATTAGGACAGGTAGCCTTGCTGGAGATGTAGCAGAAGGCATTGTTCCTAATTCAGTTTGGGACTTAGTTAATCGTCCTAAGTGTTCACCCGAAGGGATGGCTAAGGTAGGAAATATTTGGGTAGATATATATTTAGCTTCTGAAGACGGTCAAGGTGGATTAGAAAGTAGATATAATGCAACTCCTGCAACTGGTTCAGAAGGTTTAAGTTGGTATAATTTTGCAGAAAGAGCTGCAAAGGTTGAAAAAAGAATGCTATCAATGTCTGAATGGATACAAGCAGCACAAGGAAGTCCGCAAGGTAATGACGGAGACAACGTTAATGCCTGGTCTGCAACTTCTAATAGCGGAAGAACAGCTACAGGAACAGTAGTTAATGCTATTAGTAATTATAATATTGTAGATTGTGCAGGTAACGTTTGGGAATGGTTAGATGAATTGTCTATTAGGCAAGATAGCACAACTTGGCAATGGTATGATCCAGCTACAGATTTTGATGAAAGTATGGAATCTGGTTGGGATGGTTACGGTGATATGCATCTACCTAATAATAATGGTTTAGTAGCTTTCCATGCCGGCGGCGATTGGCCTGCTGGCGTTCACTGTGGTGCTCGGACTGTCAGCTTGACCCACAGACCGTGGCTTGTGAGCACGCGTCGTGGGTGCCGCCTGGCCTGTGATCCTTTGTAAATCTGTATTCTGTAATCTGAATATCTGTATTAAGGTTGTGATAATATAGAGAAATTAACAATCTACCAAAAGACATACGATTTTATGCTGTGGTTTTTCCCGATTGTAGACAACTTTCCGAAATTTGAGAAGTTTGTTCTATGCACGCAGATTAAAAATTTAGTTATTGATATAGAAAGGAAGATAATCAGAGCTAATAAATCAAGAAAGAAGAAACAAAAGCTATATGATATAGATGTTATGCTTGAAGAATTAAAGTTACTTATCAGATTTGCTCATGAAAGAAAATATCTAAGTCATAAAAAGTATGAGAATGCTGCTAAAAAAGTTAGTGAATTAGGCAGGTTACTTGGAGGATGGCTTAAATCATTATAAATTTTACAGGGTTGAGGGCGTTATTTCCATGCCGGCGGCAATTGGAATGATGGCGTTCACTGTGGTGCTCGGACTGTCAACTTGAACAACAGACCGTGGAATGTGAACACGAATAATGGGTGCCGCCTGGCCTGTGCTCTTCATACATTTTTTATAGATAATAATAGTTACGGCTATTGTTACAGTGTTTCTTTGAGGAACAGGCCCTTGGTCCTTGCTGAGATACCTCAAAGGTCAATCCAGCAAAAAATATAAATTGCCGAGAAAACAACTAGTAGCTTAGTCGAAAGTTGTTACGCTCGGCACAACATCAATCTAGG